AAATACTTTTCTGAATAATTTGTTTCTTTCATTAGTATTAAGACTATCTCTAATCAACCAAAACTTTATTATGTCCATATTAACACTAGACACACTTTGAACACCAGCAAGTTTTTTCTCAAAATTACTACACTTAAAATAAACTGATATGTCTGATATTAATATTAATGCTAAAACAGTTGATTGTGAATGTAATTGTGGCAAGTTTGAAAATTTAGCAATATCCAACGTTGTGCTAACAATTAAAGCCACATCTAATGACTTCAAGATTTCTCTCACATGCGAATAAGTATTACTAATCCTTACAGCACCTGACACAGCAAGATTAAATGTGTTCTTGTTTATAACAGCATAATCAACTTGATCATTGATAATAACATCATTTGTTTTCATCCAATTGACTAAGCTCTTTCTGAATTCTATTAAACTAGTAACATTATAGTCGAAATCTTTTGCTTCATTAGTAATCTGGGAATCTAAAGATTTTCTTATTTCACTTAGTTCTCTTGATAATGTTTTAATATCAATATATCTTTCTTCATACAATAACATTGAATAACCATTCTGATCCGTTTTTAATCTTCTAGTTAAGTTAAAGTAATTTTTAATAAGACATGACTTATTATACATCTCTGAATAAGAGTCAAAATCTTGCTGTTCATAACTCTTATTGACCAAACCATTTACAAGCGCAAACATCCAAATCCTTCTAGCAATATCAACAGACATTCCTCTTTTAGTCAAAGTTACAACATTAGGATATAACTCGTTTATTATTTGCAAAACACTATTTGATCCTGAATCTTCCCAATTTCCACAGACAAAATTAGAAATAGATCTATTAACGCAACCACAAATCAAGCCATTTGGATAATATTGCAATCTTAAAAATTCAAATGTTTCATAGGATGTCATTTGCTTTGTTAACTGTATTGAATATCCACAAGCTAACATTTCTTCATTAAATATATTGGATGCTTCAATAGTTGAGAAAACATGATATGAATCATCTCCACAAACTTCCATTAGTCTATAATCGTAATTCAAATATGGATAAAGTGAATTTAAAGACTTATACATTATCTTAGTATAAAGATAATTTAGTATATTGTTCATATAAGAGGTGTATCTAACTCCACTAGGTAAACCAGCTTTCCATTGATATTTAATACCATTTCTATAAGTATACGTGTTAGACACACTGTTAATAACCCAAGTTGCAATACTGACATATTTTTCTCTAGTCTCATCATTCTCTATAGTTGAACTAACTTTTTCAAAAGTATGTCTTAAAACACATTGCATATCTTCAAAAGTGTGTTGAGCATTAAAATCTTCAAAATCAAATGAATTAACACATCCTTTTGAAAATTTCTCCAATCTTTTTGAATATCTGGCAATATTTGCAAAGCCATCCAAATTCATAAATATATTTTCATTTCCGATATTAGTTTCAATGGGCATAAACAAATAAGCACAACAAATATAATGTAAAAAAGTTGTTTGGTAAATCGATCTAGCTTTAGTTTGTTCTTGTATTTTCTGATGGCCTTTAGTTTTTAATCTAACTTTGCAATCAAATATATTATTCATTTTCATCTTATAGAGTTCATAAGCTCCAGTTAGTCCTGTAGTCCTTTTATTTAAATTAATATCCTTTGAAATAGCACTGAGTTCATCTTGATATTTTTTATTATCACTTTCCTTAAACTCATCATAATAAGACCCACCAACTACTATTAAATAATAGTTTTCGAAAAATTCTTCAATGGTTAAAACCTTATCAACACGCGTATCATTTAATAAATTGCTCATTTCAATGTTCAACTTTGTCAAATATATTTGATTTGTTTTAACAGAACAGTCTTCACTATAAGC